AGAGAATTGATACCGATCAACTAACTTGAACATGCCATAATCATTGGACATGACATAACCTTCACCACTACATTGTTGACCGTCAATGTATGCTTCTGGACCATCATTCCGCATACAATACAACATATCATCCTTGATTGACTTGACGAGTGACCACAAATACAGAACATTCACGTCAATATCATTGAAGTTTGCCATGACTTCTTGTGCCATGTCATCAATCTCAATCCCATATTTGATGCAGGTGTTAAGTTGCTTCTGAACTTTTGCAGATTGCTTGTCAGTCAAGAACTCACACATTGTTGACATTTGTTTTGCAAATGCAATCACATCTTCAAACTCATAATCATCACTGATAATCCATGCGTCAGGTTTCACAAACTTGCAAGACTCAGTATCATCAAAAGAGAAAGATTCACGGATAACATATGCATCTTTCAATTCACCATCAGTTGCATAGAATGTATGCGGTGCGATGATTACATCCTGTTGAATAACTTCATCAAAAATGTAAGTAATCGTATTGGGGCGAAAAGTATCATCACCACCGAACCCAATAAAATCACCTTGAACAATCCCGTCGAAATCAGGAAGGCAATCAAAGCAATGGTGTAGTATATCAGCAACAAACCCACTATGATTTTTATCAATGTCATCATGCGATTCATTGATCTTGATAAGTTTCTTGTTAAAGACACTTTTTGTACCTACAAAGAAGTTACCAGTAGCAGGATTTGTGCCCCAAACAATAGCAGGAGCACCATCAATCTTGACGGACAAAGCACCATCGGAGAGCATCCAATCAAGGACAGAAAGATCACCCGTCAGGATAGAATCTTCGGGGTGTTGGAGATGTGTGTTTTTCATGCTCTTAATATGGCATAGATTCATGGAAAAATCAAGTGGTTGTGTGCCACTTCATGAACTGGTCAGAAGTCCAGATAACCCTCGATTGCTTTGTTGATAGATTTAGACAAAGATGTGGGTGGTTCAGTAACATCAAAATCACCCAGATCACACTCGTAATAGTCACCCAACTTCAGTTCAATCATGGCACCATCAGCACCTTCCTGATAAAGAGATCTTGCTTTCTCGTCTTCAACAATTACCACACGACGTGCTGTTAAATCAATCACCATCATATAGTCAAAAGTTTTACTTTGACGGAAATCTTCTACAGTTTTCTTCTCACTCAGGAAAGACTTTACTTTGAACTTTTTAGTGGCATGAATGTCCTTTCGTTTGTAGAACAAATTCTTACCCATTTTCAGTTCAATCTTTTCATCACCAAAGGTGAAATCATAACCAGTTTGATCCACACGAACCAAATCTGAGAACTTTGCGATTGCTTTTTCTACAGCAGTTGCACGGGCAAAGTTATCAGCATTGGAAGAAAATCCTTTGTCGTTGTATAGAGAATCAACAACACCGAAGATTTTACCCCAGTCAGTGTTGCTCTCAAGAGAATCAATCAGGTGCATGGGTGTGTTCCGTTGATTCTGTTAATATACACGGGATCGACTCCCATGGGGAGAATGGTGGACACTTTGACCAACTGTCTACCTGCGGATCTCACTGATCGCAGGTTGACCTTGATTGAAGACAACATCAACAACTGCCTGAACTTTTCGCGCAGTGCTGATACCTACAGAGTCATAAGTTGGAACACAAACTAAACCAAATGTCTTGTCAGATCCACCCAGTCGGATAACACGACCGATAGACTGACTGATACCAATGTAATCCATATTACGCATGAAGATGACTGCTTCCAGTCCACTCACGTTGATACCTTCAGACAAAATGCTGTGGTGAATAACAACAAACTTTTTCTCAGGATCTTTGCCCCAAGTGTTCAGTGTGTTGAAGAACTTTTCACGATCAACTTTCTTGCCATCAATGATTGCACCAGTCTTAGATGTAATCGTCATCCAAGAATATCCACGTTGATACAACTCAGCACAGAAGTCAGAGTGAGTCAGAAGATTGATAATCTGCTTTGTTGTGCGAGCACAAATGAGAGTCTTGTCGATGTTGTTGTCATCAATAGTTTCAATCAGATTGTCACAATCATCAGCATACATTACCTTGCGACCTTTAATCATAGGCAGTTGCTTGACTACAACTTTGGGAGGAAGAATGTAACCACCATCAACCAACTCAGGAGCAGGAACATTCACAAGAACCTGACCATAAACACTCCAATTCATGCCAGGTTTCTTAGGTGTAAGAGAATGTTTAGGAGTGGCAGTATAACAATATGCACGATCTGCGTTCTCAAGAAAGAACTCAGTGGCAGGGAAGAAGTTCTTCTTTACACTGTTATGTGCTTCATCAAAATAGATGTTGTTCACCTCAATATCTGCCTCCATGATACGATGGAGAGAATTGTAGGTGGTGAAGATGATAACATTCTCACCCATAGTGCGAGCACAGTTTGCATACAAATGAATTTTGTCTGCTTT